TCTACAAAATTAAAACTTATGGGTTCTGATTTAGAAAAAAATACAGAGTTTAGAATAAAATGGCCAAGAGGTGAGATGGGTTCTTTACCAGCAGACTCAGAACAGTTTATGCTTATTGAGGATTTATATAAATCAACTGAGAAATTAATTAAGAACCAAGAAATGAATACATCTAATAAACTTAGAATTGAGTTTATGGAAAAACAAATTAATAAGATGTTAAATGATATTGAAAAATTAAAAGATGCTAATAGAGAAATTAAATTTGGTAATGGTAATGGTGGGCATAAATGATTGAATCTGTTGTAGCACTTTGTATGTTTATCTCAGGAGAATTAAAAGAACACAGAATACAAGATAAAGGTATGAGTCAATGTTTGAAGCATAAAAGACAATCGGAAAGACAATATCAAGAAAATGTACGTTATCAATGCGATACTGTTGAAGCTGAATTAGAAAAGAATATAGATGGAAGTAAATCAATTAAGAAAATTATTAAATAAAGGAATTATGGGTAGGATAAATGATAGATTGGGTGTTAAAAAAACTAGAGGTTACACTATCCAAAATATCTTTGTGGATATGGAAAAAGAGAGTCAAAGGAAGATATTATAAAAGGAAATGAACTATGTATGCTTTAGTATTAAAAATCTGTTCTGCTGTTGCACTATCTTGTTCAAACCCAATAGAAATTAATAGTTTTAATAATCATTATGATTGTGCTATCAAAGGTTATGAAATCAGCAAAGAGATACTACAAGATTTAGGTAGAACAGAGGTAGAAAAAGACAAAATTGTTTTAAATTTTGGTTGCTATGAAAATCAAGCTAACGAAACCTCAATACGAAGTTAGTTCGTGTAATAAAAGATTTAGAGTCTTAATATCAGGCAGAAGATTTGGTAAAACATATCTTTGTATTACTGAGATGATGAAATACGCATCTAAGCCAAATCAGAAAATATGGTATGTAGCACCAACTTTTAAGATGGCCAAAGAGATAGCTTGGTCGAATCTAAAAGAAATGCTTAATCAATTTAATTGGATTGACGATATTAACGAAACAACAATGTCTATTAGAATAAGAAAAACTAATAGTGTTATCTCATTAAAGGGTGCTGATAATTATGATGCACTTAGAGGTACAGGATTAAACTTTTTAATATTAGATGAGTTCGCAGATATAGATAAAAGAACTTGGTTTGAAGTATTACGTGCTAGTGTTGCTGATACACTTGGAGATGTTTTAATGTGTGGAACACCTAAAGGTTATGGTAATTGGAGTTATGAAATGTATCTTAAAGGTAAGCAAGACGATCATTGGGGCAGTTATCAATATACTACAATACAAGGTGGTATGGTTTCTAAAGCAGAAATAGAACAAGCTAAACAAGACATAGATATTAGAACATTTAGACAAGAGTTTGAGGGTACATTTGAGAATTATGCTGGTTCAGTATATTACAATTTTCACCCTGTTGATTCAGTAATAGAAAGAAAAATAGATTGGGAAAAACCTTTACATATAGGAATGGACTTTAACGTAGATCCAATGTCAGCTTGTGTAACGCAAATAGAAAAAGATAAGATATATGCAGTAGATGAAATCATTATTTATTCAAGTAATACTGATGAAATGTGCCAAGAGATAAGAGATAGATATGGTTCTAAAGCACAAATCTTTATATATCCTGACCCAGCTTCAAGACAAAGAAAGACATCTGCCGGTGGTAGAACTGATTTATCTATATTGCAAAATGCTGGTTTCAAAGTAAAAGTTAAACACAAGCACCCATCAATAAGAGATAGAGTCAATGCTGTTAATGCAAAGTTAAAAGATTCTAAAGGTGTCAGACATATTTTTGTTTCAAAATCTTGTAAAACAATGATAAAAGGTTTACAAAGACAAATATACAAGGAAAACACAAATATTCCTGATAAGGAACAAGGTTTTGACCATATGAATGATGCACTAGGTTATTTAATTGATTATATAAAACCCCTTACAAGTAATATGCAATTTTCAAGACCAACGAGATGGGCAATTAAATAATGAGTTACACAAGAGATCAAGCAATCGCAGTACACAAAGACTATCAAGAAACAGTTAATAATTGGGAGTATTATATTAGATCTTATAATGGTGGTTACGATTATATGATTGGCCAATATCTTAATAGATATAATTTAGAATTAGATAACGAGTTTAATCAAAGACTTGCTAACACACCTTGCGATAATCATTGTAAAAATGTAATTCAAATTTATTCATCATTTTTATTTAGAGTAAAACCATCAAGAAATTTTGGTTCTTTAGCAGATGAACAAAGCTTAGAATTTTTCTTAAAAGACGCAGACTTAGAGGGTAACAGTTTAAGTAATGTAGTTAAACAAGCACAGAATTACGCATCAATCTATGGTCATTGTTTTATGATTTTAGATAAACCTAATATTCAAACAAGCACTAGAGCAGAAGAATTACAACAAGACATAAGACCTTATGTTTCAATCGTAACACCTGAAAATGTTTTTGATTGGAATTTTGAAAGAAAACCTAACGGAAAGTATGAACTCAACTACTTAAAAATAAGAGAAGAAGTAGATAGAGATGGTGGAACATATATGAGAATTTGGTATCCTGATAGAATTGATACTTTGTATATGCGTGATAGAGAAGAACCACGAATAATAGATACTGTCGATAATCAGATTGGCAAAATACCAGCAGTTATTTTATACAATTCCAAATCGCACAAAAGGGGAATTGGTCAATCTGACCTTACAGATATAGCTGACTTACAAAAATCTATTTACAATGAATACTCAGAAATGGAACAATTAATCAGATTAACAAACCACCCATCATTAGTTAAGACTCCAAGTGTTAATGCTTCTGCTGGTGCTGGTGCAGTTATAGAAATGCCTGATGAGTTAGAACCAAATCTAAAACCTTATTTACTACAACCATCAGGGTCTAGCTTAACTTCAATAATGGACTCAATCGAAAGCAAAGTTAATTCAATAAATAGAATTGCACATATTGGTGCAGTAAGAACTACTAAATCAGGTATCTCTAGTGGTGTAGCACTACAAACAGAATTTGAATTGTTAAATGCTAGACTATCTGAGAAAGCTGATAATTTAGAAATAGCAGAAGAACAACTATTTAGATTATATAGTATGTTTCAAGATACACCATTTGACGGAGAGATTAATTATCCTGATTCATTTAACATTAGAGATTACGCAACTGATTTATTATTCTACCAACAAGCAAAAGCAATCAATGTTCCATCTCCAACTTTAGGTAAAGAGATAGACAAAGAAATAGCTAGAGCAGTAGTTGATGATGATGAGAAGTTAAATAATATCTTTGATGAGATAGATTCTAATAGTCAAGTAGGTGAGTTCACACAAGACGAACCAGCACAAGAAGATCAAGAAGTAGAAGAAGAACAGATATAAAAAAGGCGACCATTTCTGATCGCCCTAGTTTATTTATTTTACAACCCAAAATGTTTTATGAAATTGTAGTGGTTTCTTTGTATTGGGATTTTGTATTGTTCCGTGAAAAGACTCCCAACAACCATCAGACCCTAGCTTATAAAGATGAACAGGGTAAGCATCATTCTTTTTAAATTTAAAAAGATGACCCCAATCTTGCTTCATCATTTTTACACACTCAACAGCAGTATCAATATCCTTAGTACCAACTAACCAAGAAGTTCCCATTCCAATATATATAATGGAAAGATACTGTACTGTTTTTTCCTCTTTTTGTTTTTTCATTTTTTCTCCTGTGTTGTTTTTATTATCCTATTATACCATACGCACTTTTTACAAATGCTCTAGAAGTAAGCAAAGTGAATTAAGGCAAAAAATAAGTGGCTTAGCAGTAGGTAAAAAAAAGTGAAGAAAAAGCTTTTTTGAGTTTTAGAGTTTTTTATGATAGATACAGAAAATGGCAGATATAATCCAAAAAAGTACAGAATACCGAATCAAACAAATCGAACTTGCAGAAGCTAAATATTACAAAGAACTTACAAAAGCATTAGGAAGAATAGAACAAGAAGTTATATCTTTAGCTGGTAAAGATTTACCTACACAAGATGGTAAGTTAATAGAACTACAATCAGCTATTGCAATCAGACCTAAAATAAAAGCTATTATAGAAAAAGAATATTTACCTTTTGCAGATAAAGTTGTTAGAGAGGGTTTTAATAAACAAGCTAAAAGAATAGAGAAAGCTTTTAAGAGAATAGGTAATATACCTGTTGAATTTCAAGAACTTACAAAAGGCGACTTAGCTTTAGTACAGAATCTTAAACAACAATACTTTACACAGTTCAAAGATGTATCAAATACATTTACGAGAAGATTATCAGAAAAGGTTTATCAGAATACTTTAGTTGGTTCAGACTTTGCAGATTTAGATAAAGAATTAAGACAAACTATAAATGGAATCTATGCTAGTTCAGATGATGTAGAAGCTAATAAGCTAGTAGAGTTTATAGAAGATAATAAGTTTAAAAAGTCTATGCAATCGCAAGTTGATAAGGCAGTTCAAACATTACAGACTAAATTTGCTAGAGATCGTGCTGGTGAGAATATGAAAAGATATGCTGGGCAGATATTAAACGATTCTTTACGTGATTTTGATGCAACATTAAACTTCAATAAGTCAAATGATGCTGGTTTAACTTTTGTTAAATACTATGGAGATGTAATACCCACAACACGAGAGATTTGCAGAAATCTTATAAATGGTGTAATAAAATCTAAGAGATCAGATGGTCTTTTTACGATTGATGAAGTTAGATCATTATGGGCTTCAAGAAGTTGGTCAGGCAAAAAAGCTGGAAACCCTTTAGTAGTTCGTGGTGGTTATAATTGTAGACATCAATGGAGTTACGTCAACCCTGATTGGTATGATAGTGACGGTGAACTAATAATATAGGAGTAAATATGTCAGAAGATAAAACACAAGAAACTTCAACACCTGTTGAAGCTAAAGAAGAAGTA